TACTGAGGGGCTATCAACCGTTGTTGTAGCCGTGCTCCATTGCGTCGTCTTCATCCAGGACTTTGGCTGTTGACCGTTGACTACTATTGTTACCAGTAGTGGCAGCGGTCGCAGCTGCTAGTCGTTTTTTAGGATCAGACCTACCTGCGGGCTTACTAGTCGTGTCACCAGGTTCTTCAGCTTTCGCCGCGTAATACTGGTCCATCATCTTAATTGCATCCGCTGGTCGATCACTTGATGCAAGTTGCTGAACTTCAGCTGCTTGCGCTTCTATCCACGCGGAGAACTCAGGGGTGCCAACGTCAACATCCCATGTAGAATGCTTCATGCCAATGATGGTGTGTTTAAGATCTGTCACTTCACTTACAGCGACAAACTTGGAAGTATCAATGCTATTTGCGCCAGATTTTTTGATGCTATCCATTATATCGGCCTTCATTGCAGTTGCCGCGATACCCTGCGACTCCTTTAATGCTTCCGCATACTCGGGAAAATCATCTTCTAACTTTTGCAACGCACCTGAATCTTTCAAAGCAGCTTGAACTAGCTTATCAGTAGGTAAATCGGCTCCTGCTTCCTTTGTGGCGGCTTTCGCGGCCTCGGTAGCAGCATCCTGGGATACCTTTAGCTGATCGCTAACTATCTTCTTAACGTCACCGGTATGATTTCTTAACCGGCCTTCAAGTAGATTTTCAATCCTTTTAAGAAGAGCATCGTCACCTGTTAGTTTAGCGGGAACTGGCTCCGGCTCAGGTTCGTTCTCTTCTTCTTCCGGGGAAGGTTCTGGCTCAGGCTCTAGATTAGGTTTAGCGGAGGTGTCAATATCGTCACCATCGGCATAACCTTCTTCCATTCCTGCGTCTTCATCTTCCTCGGTCGCGGGCTCGCCCGCATCTAGCTGCTCTTGTTCTACACCTTCACTTTCTGAAGTATTCAATGTTCTCTCCTAATGGTCTGCTTTAGCGGCTTGCGCGACTATTGCAAAAAGCGGGCAGTATCAAGTATTAGACAGATGCCGGCAAAATTTTGGGTGTGCTAACTTTTCCAACCCTAAGCATATCCTTGCAGTGAGCAATCTTACCCCTGTTCACTGCTGTTTCTTGCTCTGTTAAGACATTATCATTCGCTTCGCGTGTCTCTGCAAGTGCAGATTGCAGGTAGATTGATACCTTTTTCCAGCACTCGCTATCAAGTTCGGCCTGATCTAGCGTCAAAGTAGCCATTAGTTTACTAGTACCGGGCTACCGGTAGGGGGCATATTAAGCCCTTCTTCCATTCTTTTGGCGCCCCACCAGTGAGGATCCAGCGTAACGTCCTGAATACAGTGACCAATATTCATGTATTTGACGTTTTTTTCTGCCTTGACGAAATCAGGCACATCAACAGTTTTTACCGGTTCCCATTGATCAGCAGGTAAATCGGCATCTAATGCCCTGAAGAACGCCATTATTACCGGTGCTGTCTTAGGTACTTCCTTTAAATGGGGAGGTACGATAATCCCCGCCGCATTAGTAAATATCTTCTTTTCCATACCATTTCTCCTGAAAATAGTTATTGAGTATAAGCTTGGTCAGGCTGCGCCCTTCCTGCTGGCTCGGCTACCGGTGTCGCTATCTGAGTATCGCCCAGACTTAGCTGAGCACGAATGCTGGCCATAGTCTTAGCCAGGTCAGCTTTAATCTTTTGCATAACCCGCGCATCTTCCGATCCCTCTTTAAATACCAATTCATCTTGACCAATGCTTGCCATAAGCTGAGCAAATTCCTGCTCGGCAGCCAGTATAGCTGCGCTAGCCTGACTCTTAAATGCCTCAACATTCTCACGACTAGCAAGAGTTTCGGCATTCTGCTCCTTCTTGATCATAGCCACATCAATAGCTGTATCAGTTGGAGTCTCAGCCATTTGCTCTTTTATTGTCTTGAGCTCTTCAGCTGTGTAGTCAAATGAGCTTGAATTGAACTTCATCGACTTCAGAAACTCGTCACTAGCAAGCTTAGGATTCTTCTCAAAAGTAGGATCCTGAAACAATTGCATCAGTTGCAGTAATATAGGGGCCTGCATTTCACGCTCAATCAGCCCAGCAGAACCTTTGGCATTTACCTTGAAGTCACCCTTTTCATCATCTTCACCGTAAATAAGAAGGTAGGTGTAGTGTCTGCGTACATTGCGCTCGATAACCTTGTCGTCGAATGTACGCGCTATCCCCCGCATTACGGTGGAAGCATTGTTGTTCTGTAGCTGAGTAGCACCAAAAGTGTCCGGGGTACTGGCATCGGTCTGCCCCTGCAAGATAAACGGCAGTCCGGTAGCTTCTTGAGCCAATCCAAGAGACATTTCAATAATTGCGGCCATTTCAGCCTGGAACATTGGCATCGCAATAATAGCAAAAACTTGGTCCATCCTCATGTTGTTAGCAGTTAATGACTTCTTAAGCTGCCACATTCCCCATGGCCCTATCTTATAGACATCACCTACTGCCGGCTCAATAAACTCAGGATCCCATATTATCTGAGGACCGGACGCGCGGCCCGCATTGTCCATCATGTTGCGCCAAGCATTCTTAAATATTTCTTGTGCTGTTCTAATTTGGCGGGCAACACCAATACCATACGGAGAGTTACGGCGAGCCTGCCATACCATTACGTCATAGGGGTATTCACCTGTATCTAGGGTGTTCTGGATGAGCTTAATAATTCGGTTATTAACTACGGTCGCTTCGATATAAAGAGTTTTGTTGTTCTCAACCTTGTCCATTTCATAGGCAAGATCTTCATCATCAAGATCATCGCGGAGGTTTAGCGCCTTAACGTAGTCCTCTGATTTCATGGTCCCGTAGTAGTACCAAATATCATAGAGGTCTTTGTTGTCCTTTACTCTAGGATCATCGTCTTTGTTTGTTGCCAGTTCAGTGGTGTCGTAAGGCCCTTCCTCTAAGCAGTCGTCTATCTGAAAGTCGAAATAGCCTGGCGTGCCCTTGAGTTTCTCGAGCTCTTTTCGTGTAATGTCATCGCGATCCATGACGTAAGAGCCATTATCCGGGCTTTGCCCGCAAGATCCATGAGGATAAAAATTTGTGTAATCAATTCTTCTGGTAACCGGAACAAGCTCGTCGATTACCTCGAGCTGACCATTCTTATAGGCTACCGTGCGCTTCTTGGTTACGATTGGCCCCTTCAGTATACCGGTTCCCACCTTGGCGCAATCCTGCAACATAACCCGGACTTCAGCATGAAACTGGCACTCGGTATGCCAATCCTGAATACGCATAGATGCTTTTTCAGCTGCTGCCCTTGCTTTAGCTACTACAGCAGAAACCTCTTCTACCAGTGCTTTGCGCTTTAAGTTGTAGTCTTCTTCATCGGCTGATTCGGCGCGTATCTGCTCATCAATCTCGGGAGCTATCACATCATCTGCTATATCCCCCATCTGAGGGATAGGAGTAGCATCAAGCGTCCAGGACACATCATCTACAGGTAAAAGCATATCCCCGCAGCGCGCTGAACTGGCGTCTACGAAAGGGCGAGTAATATTGGGAAAGACAGTGGATCCAGTGTTTTTAGCATTTTCACTACTGGTATCAGAGAATCCACTCGGAGCGGCAGGTTTCTCACTATTAAGCATGCTTTGAGAGGTTCGGTTAAGATCATCAATGCCCTCGTAATACTCTTCGTCTTCGGCCCAGACTGTTTCAATGCCGCACGCTTGGCGGGCCTTGATAGCGTCAGACCTATCCTCAGTGATCAGCTGGCTAAGGTCATGCAATCCCGCCTTAAGCCGCTCTTCCTGCTCTTTGGCATCCTCTTCAGGATCTTGGGCACCGTTAAGATAGTCGTCGGATTCGGGCTCAACAATCTCTTCTTCTACCATTTCAGTCTGCATATTAATTAGCTCGGATTAGTTACGCCGCTTAGTAGTGCGCTACCTGCTGCACTGAATTTAAGACGCATAGCCAATATAGGTTGGGTATAACCGCCTTGCTGGGTAGTTGTCTCGCCAGTAATGCTGGGGTGATCAAACCAGGTTCCACCATAGGTATGCTGCACAGTGTAGTTAGGGGATCCCGCAACCACATCAACACCGAAACCAATAGAAAACCCAGCCTCAGCATTATTCGAAAAGGATTGATATCCCGTCACTGAATTAGCATTCCAGCCAGCATCAAACGTAGACGCCCCGGCGGTTGCATCAAAATCAATGCTCGTCACAGTTAGAAAGAAAACACCGGTAGTGGTAACAGTAGCCGTGCCATTAGGACCGGCCATTGTGTGAACAAGCGCACCACCATTGGCATCAGTACCAGTAACAGTAATGGTTTTGCCAGAATGGTCAGTACCGCCAACACCTTTAACTGTAATTTCGTGAGCCAGGTTATCGCCAGAATTATTGGCAGCCAGCACCATCGATGTTGCCGCAGTTACGCCATCAGCCAAGCCATCAGTGTCGGCCGCCACAGAAACCGCATTAAATCTAAATTGCTTCATATACCTTAACCCTCGTCATATCCTTCATTCATCGCGCCTTCCTCGTCTTCGAACTCCCCATCTTCAGGGTATACTTCGACTTCTGAGATCATTACGCGAATTGATTTTTCGATGTTTTCATACTCTTCGTTTTTGGATTCGCTATTATTAGTACCATGAACCTCGCCAACCAAGGTGACAGAAACCTTATCACCAACCTTCAATGACTCTAGTATCTCGTCATTAACGGGAATGCTTATAGTGCGCTCCCATCGATTAGGCCCCTCCTGGGTATCAGTAGATCCGGCCTCAACAGCCACACCTATTTCATTTTCTTCATCTTTCTTTTGCAGTGGGGGCAACGTAAAACTAGGCATAGGACAGCTCCATCAGGAATTCGGGCATTAGCAGCCCAAGTGATTTATCGCAGATTCTACCTTTCTTTTTTTGTTTTGTCTTGGTTCCTCATAGGCTACGCACATTAGACCAAAAGCATCCGCACCATGACTTGACCAGTCGTGATCCGGTCCCAGACCAATATCTCGCTTCTCATCCTTCTTTTCGTGATACCAGCCCAGCGCATCTAGCCCGCCCTGGCACCTAGCTTTATCAAACCAGATAATAGGGAATAAGCGTCGACCGGCCTCAATACGTGCTGAAGCAGCTCCTTTGCCCTGATTTGGTATGACAATGACACTGTATCCAGCAGAAATAAAGGCAGATTCAAACGATACATCGAAAACCCTGTCATTAGTTTCGCCATCATGAGGCAAGTAAATAGTAGTGTTGTGGGGCATATAGCCCTCAGCCTTAAGCCAATTAACATGAGTAGCAAGGTCTTGTCCTTGCGCCTCGTAGTAATTTGTCACCCTAATCTCTCGATTGATGAATTGTCCGGCCCACATAGCAAAGGCGTCCGACTTAGCGCCAGTGCCGCCAAGGTCACAAAATATCTTGTGATCCATTAAGGGATCTTCACCAACGCGACCAATGCGACCACTTTCAGTAGCAGCTTTAAGATGCTTGGCAAAGTAGGCGCCTACCATGATGCTAACGTAGCCACCATCCCAGATATTGTCATATTGATCTGGATCATCGCGCAGGCAATCTAGCCGCTCCTGCTCTAAAACTCCCGGAAACCATGGATTGTCGGACCAGTTGGAGCGCACACAGACTGTGTTAGTCGGACTGCCCCGCCTAAGCATTTTATCTACTGCATCCATTTTTCTTCTGGGGTTCCAAGAAAACCACAGTTCCGACGACATGCCTTTGTCTATGTTTTCCCAGCGTATTGTTGGTCGAAGAAGATTAAGTGAGTGCTGTGTCATTGTCTGAGATTCTTCCCCCCAAGCTCTATGAAAGCCCTCGAGCGACTTGACCGATTCAGCAGTGTGATCCTGCATGCCCTGAAATATAGCAATGCCATCGCCAGGCAGCTGAATAACATCTTTGAATATCTTGAAACCGTCTTTCTCCCCCAGCCCAAAAGATGCAATTTTTGTCTCTAATAGCTTTTTGGCCGACTGCTGCAGACTTTTCTGTATTTCGCGCACACAGAGCAATCTAAGCCCTTCGCCAGCATCACCCGGGAACCTAAGCGCATCCTCAACACCAAGCCCTGCAAAGAAGTGTGATTTTGCCGATCCACGACCGCCATAGGCCCCTTTATATCTTGCCGGATCCAGTAACGGCGTAAACACTTCAGCAGTAGGTATGACAAGTGAGCTCATGTGTACTGCTCTCCGGCATCAAATATCATCGCCCGGCCTCA